CAAAGAATGGCCGAATGACTTCATCATCTAGTGCATCAGATACTTGGGTTGTAATATCTCTACTCATTATATCGCCTCAACACAATCAAAGCTAATGCCATATTTACTTGAGTCATCAATACTGAAAGACTGTTGATTACCTTGCAGACGGAAACGACCAACAGTATTCGTCAGAGTGACTGATGCACCTGTGACAGAAGACCTGAGTGCAGGCCAAATCTCAATAGTGCCAGTGCCACTTCTATCGACAAGAACCTTGTGAAGTCTTGCTGTAGCCCCACTACCAATTTGGATGTAGTCGCCAGCCAAGAGCGTCCCCGTCATAGTGATACTCGGACTAGAGCTTCCAGCAGCCCCTGTAATCGTCGCTGAGGTGGCAGTTCCCCTCGGGGCCTTAGCATTAGGGTCTCCCAAGAGGAAGGTGCCTACAGGGCCATTCAGAGCCAGCAGGAAGGCCACCCAAGGATCAGCAAGATCCCTCTGAATAGCGGGGATGGAAACAGAGGCTGTCCACCTCTGCCCCGGATGCTGAAAGATCTGTTGCTGAAACGTAAAGGGTGACTGACTGATAGAGACAGCATTGTTAGCATTAAGGGTAATCTGAGCAATCCCAATAGATGTCGGGAGAGCCAAAGGATAAGAGATTGCCATAGTTTATTCCTTAGCTGAATGCAGCCTTCATTTGACCGCCACGACGACGAGCATCAATCACAGCAGTCTTGGTAGCGTTGGTGATCTGGGGCATGAGCTTTGCTACCTCCATACGGATAGCAGCAGGATCAGATCCGCCTGTCACATTGATATTGTTGACGACAGTGACACCGTTAGAGCCACCCATAGCCTTGTTGGTGAGATCAGCATTAGCTACTGTCGCACTACGACCGGGGATCACAAGTTCAGGTCCACGCTCACCTACAAGGTAAGGACGGTTGGCGGTCATAGTTCCACCAGATTCCAAGCCAATAAGACGCCCGATAGCCCCAGCAATACCTGTTCCAGCTTCAGCACTACCAATCAGACGCTTCATAACATAGACCTGATACAAGTCTCTTACGATAGCAGCGGCCATTTGCTTAAAGGCGTCTTTGGTAGACTTAGTCCCATCGACAATCGACATGAAAGCGTCCCCGAAGGAATTAGCAATACTGTCAGCCAACTGCTCCTGTTGTTGCCGTGCTTCTTCAATCACACGCTCTTGCTCTTGTATTGCAAGGTTCTGTTGTGCAAGATTTGCAATGAATTCAGAGGAATACTTATTGCGATCTTTGCCAAGAGCCTGAGTAATACGGAAGATCTCAGTCTGTAGGTTTCTCTCGTCTTTTGACAGATTGAGAATACGCAGCCGGAAAGCAATTTCTTCCTGAAGGCGTTCTACTGCGTTTGGACCTCCCGCACCTTTGGTTTTTTTGCGTGGTGGCAAAAGGTCTTCTAATTCCATCCCAGCAAAAGGAGAACTACCCGGCGCTAAAGTCTGTGGTAGAGCTTCTATGCCCCCACTTGTCATGATGGGTGGTTCACCAACCCTAGCCCCACCAAAAGCAGCTTCTCTGCCCTGATAGTTTGCAGCCATCCTAGCAGCCAATGCCAAGTTAGAAGCTAATTGAGATGCACCCTCCGCACCATTCCAGATATTTCCAAATCCGATCCCAGCTAATTGCTGTGCGTAATCAACGGATATGCCCAATTCCTTAGCAAGTTCTTCCAGTGCGTCAGTTGTCTTTTCTGCTTGTTCCAAAGATTCTTGTTCAAGACGCAAGAGTTCGAGTTGTGCAGCTATTTGATCTGCCGAAGCTCCAGCACTTAATTGCTGAAGAACAAAGTTTGCCCTAGCCTGACGATTTCTTTCCAACTCAACCTGAACGGATTGTTGACCAAAACGGGCAATAAGTTGGTTGATGCGTATTTGATTATTTAGTTCACGAGAGGTTTCTTCGACCTGTTGATTACGGCGAGTGATTTCTTCGGAAATATCCCTTTCCGTTTCAAGCTGTCTCTCAAGAGCTTTTGCCTCTTCTTCCCGTGTAGTCTTGATGTCCTCAAGAGTTTGTCTATTTTCAATATTAGCGTCTCTTTCTTCAATAAGAGTTGCCAATATTTCTCGCTGTCTTGCAAGACGCTGTTCTGCAACAAATGCACCATCGGTCCCCGCAACTTGTTCTGCAAGAGCCTCCGCCTCACGAATTTTCCCTTGTTGTGCCTGAATAGCCCGAGCAATAAAGAGTTGTGCATTCGTCTCGAGGCCGAGGTTTAGGCGCTCAATCTCGTCTGCCATATTCGTGGTTTCTTCACGAGACTCTTTAAGGGCTTCTTCCCAAGACTTTATCGAACCACTTGCCTCATTGGCAGCACTTCTCGTCCGCATAATCCCTGCACCAACGGCTGTTAACAAGGGAATTACTACGCCTAAAATAGCCCCAATTAAAACAAACTTTCCACCAAAGAGCGTCATAACACCAGCAAGCTGTGTCGCCTGCTGACCGAAAGCGACCATAGGGTTGGTGCCAGATTGTATCTGGACAAGAAAGTCACCTACTTGATAGCCCGCTTGTTGAGTGACAACACCCATACGGTTCATGCCGCGAGAAGACCTTGTGGTAGATATACCAAGCCTTTCTTCTGATGCCGCAAGAAGATCGTTAAATTGTATAGCTTGTCTTGTAGCCGCAACTTTACGCATAAGCTGGCTACGAACTTCGCCAACATTCAACCCCAGCCTTTTAGCATTAGCCGAAAGTCTATTCATCTCGGCCATATATTGAGATTGATTTATTTTACCCCTAGCAAGGGCAGTCCCCATAGATTTAGCAACACCCTCAAGCTGGCCTAAGCTATTCGCAGCTTTGCCTACATCAGAGTAGTCTACCTCTAGTTTAAGATCAGCCATTTGCTACCCTCAGGAAAACAGAGTCTAGTTTCTTTATTATTTCTACATCCACAGGAGATACGGGTGTAGCAGTCAATTCGGACCAAGCCTTAATCTCAGAGAACGACAAACCTTGTGGGCCATTAAAACCTGAGGATCTGCCAGAGTTCAGAAACAAGAAAGCAGACCAAAGGTGAGACAGTTGATAGGGGAACTCTGGTCCCTCTAATTCTTCTGGTCTCTTCCCGGTCTGCTTCTCCACTACTTCTAAATGTTCTCTAACAGTGACACCATTCTGATCGGCTTTGCTTAGGCCAAACTGATGTTCAGCATAAGCAACTAGTCTACCGATCAGTTCTTGGTAAAAACCTCAAAGGTGTTAACAGCCTCCTCGACTTGCATCTTGAGCCAGAAGACTTCGGTATAAACGTCTTTGGCTTTGGCAGCAGTCAGCTTGGGCTTCTTACCATCAAAGGTAATGTTCCATGCCTTCGTAATGCCAGCCAACAGTTCAATACCTGCTTCTTCTAGGGCTTCAAAGTCAATGTCGTCAATCTTAGACATCTTCATACGGGTAGAGGCTTGCTTATATACGCCAGACTTATACTGCTTGGTATGAGGTGCATAGACTTCAACCGTCATCGGGGTTTCGTCGTCATTTAAGAAAGGCTCTTTAGTGACGGGGTGGACGATCTTGACTTCAATAGTTTCAGTCGTCGGGGTGAGATCTTTAAGATCCATGTCGGGTATCCTTATTGTCGGGTTGAGTGTCGGGTAGTTAATTAAAGCGGCTAGAGGACCACCCGACATAGCCCCCTAGCCTAGCCCCAGAGGGGATTAGGTGCTATCGGGACGATAGATCACTACGTTGGAGCCTTCGCCCAGAGTTGCATCATCATACAGAGCAACAAACGACAAAGTAACCAAACGGCTTTGCGGGTTCTCGACAGGAGTGTCAGCCGAGTTAATCTTGACCTTGGGGAAGAAGAACTTATATTCGTTAGCGCCCGAGGGGTCATTGACCGACACATCGAATGCAGTTTCCGTCTCGTTGAGGAAGCGGTTCAACAGAGTGGCGTCTTCAATATAAGCAGTGATAGTGCCTTCAACTTCACAACGACCATACTCAAGCTGCGGGGTCGAGCTTTCACCGATCACGAAGGTCGGGTTGACATTGTTGTTGATGGTAAAATCTACCGAGGTCACAGCAGTCAAGGCCGAGAGGACACCATCGTGATTGCCAATACGGAAGTCCCCACTATAAGCATCGAAGGGCTGGTTGACAGTAGCTGCCGTAACAGTCTTCTCAGAGGCTGAGAGCGACATATCCTTACCGATCATCGAGAAGGTTGTCGTAATCATCTGGTTAGGCTGCATGGAGAACGAAGCCTGCGATACAACCATACCTGTGAACAGCTTGGCTTGGTCGATGTCAGCAAGGTAGTCTTCAACCGACAGAGACTTGAGGGTCGTGCCAACCTTCAGTTCGTCAGGGGCAGACGAGGGGCTGTCATCCCAAGCACTGAACATCAGGCTCTCAAGCAGGCTGTCGTAGTTGCCATTACGGAGGTCAACGACAATATCACCAGAGGCTGTGCGGTTGCCATGACGATCCACACGAGGCATACGATCCGATTGGATGTCGTTACCAGTCACACGCTCTTTCGAGAGGTTGAGCGAATGGGTAGTGAACGGAAGCTCAGTAAAGTTACCAGCGGGAGTAGTCCCAAAGGTCACTTCCGGGAGGAAAGAAAGACGGGTGCGCGACCCTTGAGAAAATGCCATTTGTGGCCTCCTTTATCTCAGTCGTAGATATACCAAGCCACAGTGATAGGTGTCACATACCAAGGGCTATTGATGTAGGATGATTCTTGTTGCGAGTATTCTACGGAGACGATAGTTCCATCATAGGAGATATCTGTCGTAGAATTAAACCTAGCCAGAAGCTGATCTGTCAGTGTCTGACTATTGCCGGGGCCTGATCCCTCAGGGGAATAACACAGGATGGTCATAATGCCCTGATAACGATGCTCAGGGTTAGTTCCCATAACCGAGGGACGACGGGAGGTAGGCTGAAACTGAACTTTGATAAAAGCTGTTCCAGTCGTAGGAGAGAAGTCTACATTCTCCCAAGCGATAGGCGGCAAAGTGAAGGAGCTATCAACAAGGTGCTTCTCAAGTGCAGCCCGGATCTTCTTATAGATTACACTCATCTGTTCCTAGCCTTTGCTCTCTCAGCCGCTTCACTTGCAACTCTTTTGTGTTCCCTAGCTGCTTCTCGATAAGGAGCGTAACCGTAGTCGTATTCAACTTTGTTGGCATGTTCAGCGCCGTTAGAGAATACCAGCCTGCTAGTGCTTTCTAAAAGTGGCATTGCTTGAGCGACCAGTCTGTCTACAGTGGGCTGGACAAGACTTTGCTGCTTAGGGCCAAATGGACCTTCACCCTCTGGTCTTGGTGTCCCAGTTGTGGGGGCGGTTGGTGAGACAGCAGTGGTGCCAACATTATGCTCTCGCATGTAGGTTCCGGTATCTGCGGGACTATTGTCAGCAATTTCCGTTGCCATACCGAAGACATACTCTTGGCCATAGTCTTT